CTGGATCTCCGCGGCCTGACCTCGGTCCCGGACAATTTCAAGCTGCCCGACAGCGTGGGCAGCTCCCTGGATCTCCGCGGCCTGACCTCGGTCCCGGACAATTTCAAGCTGCCCGACAGCGTGGGCTGCGACCTGGATCTCGGCGGCCTGACCTCGGTCCCGGACAATTTCAAGCTGCCCGACAGCGTGGGCGGCTCCCTGGATCTCGGCGGCCTGACCTCGGTCCCGGACAATTTCAAGCTGCCCGACAGCGTGGGCGGCTCCCTGGATCTCCGCGGCCTGACCTCGGTCCCGGACAATTTCAAGCTGCCCGACAGCGTGGGCGGAGTTTATATGCTGGATTCAATTATCAAAAAAATTAAACGCAACAAACACTAATTATATCATGATCGCTCAGTCTTCAACAATTAAATTTAAAACTGTAAAAAAATACCGTTGCGATGGTTGTCAGGCCTGCATCTTCATTGAACCTTGCCCTGCTTGCATCGCGAAAAAACGATTAAATATAAATATCCCCAATCAAATTAATCACGCGGCGAATCGGGAAAAAGTCGCCGAGACCCATCGCCGGTACACAGCGGCGAACCGGGAAAAAGTCGCCGAGATCAAGCGCCGGTACTACGCGGCGAACCGGGAAAAAGTCGCCGAGGCCAATCGCCGGTACAGAGCGGCGAACCGGGAAAAAATCGCCGAGATCAAGCGCCGGTACTACGCGGCGAACCGGGAAAAAGTCGCCGAGGCCAATCGCCGGTACAGAGCGGCGAATCGGGAAAAAATCGCCGAGATCAATCGCCGGTACATAGCGGCGAATCGGGAAAAAGTCGCCGAGACCCATCGCCGGTACTACGCGGCGAACCGGGAAAAAGTCACCGAGGCCAATCGCCGGTACAGAGCGGCGAATCGGGAAAAAGTCGCCGAGATTAAGCGCCGGTACTACGCGGCGAACCGGGAAAAAGTCACCGAGGCCAATCGCCGGTACAGAGCGGCGAATCGGGAAAAAGTCGCCGAGATTAAGCGCCGGTACAGAGCGGCGAATCGGGAAAAAGTCGCCGAGGCCAATCGCCGGTACTACGCGGCGAACCGGGAAAAAGTCGCCGAGGCCAATCGCCTGTATAGAGCGGCGAATCGGGAAAAAATCGCCGAGATCAATCGCCAGTACAGAGCGGCAAACCGGGAAAAAGTCGCCGAGACCAATCGCCGGTACTACGCGGCGAACCGGGAAAAAGTCGCCGATCTGCAAAAGTTCTCGCGCAGCCAATTAGTTCTTATTTAGGATATGAACAGAACTTCCACATATGTCCCCGACATAATCGATTTCCTGCGTAAACATTTCAGTTTTCGCTTCGAGTTCGACAATCCGGAGTTTACGGAAATCACAATTAAAGGATCGAGTATTTTCGCGCATGATCTTTACAATGCACTAGATGAATATCGGGATGCCATAAGTATGTATTTGCAACTGGAACGGAAAAAATCGCTGGAAATTTATATCGGCGGACCTGTAAACGGCAAACGATGTCTTTTGCGAAGAATTTCTTTTCAGATCGGCGAGGTGATCCCCGTCCACGTCGATCGTTCAAAGTGGGCCGTGTATCAGATCGGTGAAGATAATCTTCGCGCATGGTTCAAGGGTTTTGCCACCAGTAAAAAAAAGGCGAAAAACCTGCAATTGGTGAAAGAGTTGTAATGAGTATTTTTTTGGGAAAAACCGAATCCGGCGAAAAATTCTCCTTGCCCATCGAACTGCCGGCAATGGGCAAATCGATTCAATTATCACATAAATCGGCTCATTTATTGCCAAAACGGCTCACTTTATCACAAAAAAGTGATAATCTATTACAAACTGCCGGCAAAACTCAGCCTGGATTAATTCGTGAAATAACCGGGAAATTATTCCAAAAATTATTCCAGCCCCCTTAGTAAATGGTAAGGCAACGACTTACTTGACACACAATATTGGTGCGTTAAGTATATCAATGCCTAAGATTAGCATTCTGATTCTTTGCACTTCGTGCCCTCTTTGGTGAAATCCTCGCGAGTTAAGTTATAACTGAACTCCGCCTGCTAGCAGCTTATTGTTAAGCTGGACAAGGAGTTATGGCGAATTTTGCTGGTTATTTTTGCCGGTCGGCGTGTTATAATCGGTCTCACGATCGATCCGCCGCCGGCCGGGAATCTCAAGATGAATTTGAGATGTTGCCAAACCCTGCCGGCTTTTTTATTTTCTGCCTAACTCCTTATCGGGAAACTCCTTATCTTCCCCATTTTCCTGAAAATGCTGGTTTTTTGGCCACCCCGGGATTAGATTAACCCCTGGCAACATCTCTTGGTTTTTTTGAGCCCGCGATGTTGCCGCTTCTTTTTGCGGCATGCGCCGGGTTTGAAATGGCCCGGAGAGCACATGGTGATTGAGCAGTTTCGCATAGATGAGGTCAAAAGGCTGCTGGCCAGGGGCAAGCTAAGCCAGCGGAAGATCGCCAAAGCCGTGGGCATCAGCCGAGGCACGGTCAACCACGTGGCCACCGGCCGGCGCCGAGATCATTTTGATCGGATCCTTGAAGAACCCATCGAAAATTCGGGCCCCAAAACCCACTGCGGCGGCTGCGGCGGCATGGTGAGCATGCCCTGCCGGCTATGTAAAGGCCGGGCTCTTGCAATTTTGAAAAAGGCTATAAAAAAACCGCAAAACCAACCGGATTTGAAACTCAGCCTGGAATTGAAACCGGATCACCAGGAGCGATACGAAGACGTGCGGCGCGGGCGCTCCCGGCAGGAAATGATCTTATCTTTTGTGAGTTGAATCATGAATAACGTCGAATTCAAGTCCGTCTGCCTGGCCGCCCTGGAATTGGTCGCCAAAAAAGAGGGGCGGCGCGATGTGCTTACCGCCGGGTCGGAAAACGACGTGTTCCTGAAAATCGAGGCTTCAGTCGGCAAAAAAACCCTGCGCATGCAATCGGAGGCTCACGTCGCCGTGAATCATGACAGCACGCGGTTGGCTTCGTGGGCCCCGCCGCAAGCGCAGCTTATCGGCTATATTTTATCGCTTTTGACCAAGCGCAACCGGGAAATGCTATTGAAGGAACTGCCGGAAAAATTCGCCGCCGCCGGCAATTTGTTGCCCGACATCGACGCCGGCCTGGTGGAAGCGGCTGAGCAGCTCCTGCAGCGCCTGCGGGCCAAAATCCAACAGAACGTAAAAGGAACGGTCAGCACGTCTTACACTGTGCAAAAATGGGAAATTATTTAAGTAAAAAAGAGATTTACGATGGCGGCATTGCTGGCAATACTGGCTGAAGTCTGGGGGTTTTTTAAACCCCTTCTGTCCGCGCTTGTTGGCAACCAGTATTTTTGGATCATCGCTGGCACGGTGATTATCACGCTCATGATTACAAGCAAAGGCTGCGGCTGCCGACGGGATAAGCCCATTCGCACGCAAACCATCTCTTGCGATATAACCGACGTGCTGGACGGGGCGACGCTGACGGCTCGAGCCGGATTGCTGGGACGCAAAGAGCGCACTCTGCGCCTGGCCGGGATCGAGGCCCCGGGCCTGTCCGAACCGTTTGGGGCCGATTCGCAGGCATCTTTAAAGGGCATGGCCGGAGACAAGGTTTCGGCCCTGATCGAGGAAGGATGCGCAATCGGGGACGGGGATATTTCCGGGCTGGTTTCCAGTGGTGGAAAATTGCTCAACATCGAGCAAGTCAAGGCCGGCCTGGCCGTGTGCAACTCCGATGCGCCCAAGGACTGGCTGGCCGCCCAGACGGCCGCCCAAAAACAAAATCTGGGAATGTGGGCCGGCGATAAAAAAGAACACTGGTGGAACGTTCCACTGGGACGAAGCAACGAGAAAATTTTGGAGGCCATACAATGATTGCCGAGGCGATATATTCCGGCACGGCGTCGAACCTGGTGGGCATGCTCGTTTTAGGCGCGATTGCCATCGTGATTGCATATAACCTGGCCGTGAAATTCTGGCCGACGTTAAAATCCTCAGCGGTGGGGACAACGGTTGTAAGCGGCGAAAACTACACGGCCTACGAGGCCTTGGTGGTGATCGCCAAGCTCGAGCAAATCCAGGCCGATCCAAAGGCCGTCGAGGCGGTGCAATATCTTTTGGGCATGATTATGAACGCACCTGCGACTACATCCCAGCCGGTCGCAACCTCCTCGCCGGCGGCCGCCTCCAAAATTATGGGGGGCAAATAACGTGAATTTATCGCTTTTACAAATCGGATTGCTGATCGCCGCCGGCCTGGGCGTGATCTGGTGGCTGCGCTCGAACACGGCCGCCGCGCCGACGGCTACGAACCCACCGGCCGCGCCGCCGGCAACCGGCTCGCTGCAAACCGCGGTAGCCGCTTACCAGGTGATCGCAGCGTACCTAACCGAGGACGGCCTTGCCGACAAGGTTTGGCTAGCGATCAAACAGGCGAAGACATGAGCGACGAGGAACGTGAACTGGCCGCGATTGACACCGGTTATACCGCCGAACTGAGTGGCATGTTCCAAACTATGTTCATCAACGCGGATACGGACGGCGTGGAAATCGCCGGGGCGCGTTTTGAAAAAGGCCTGAAGATCCTGCGGGAAGCGCGGCAAAAGGCGATTGAGATCGTGAAAAAGACATGACGCAACAAAACAAAAACCTGCTGGTCGTGATTTTGCTGGGCTTGTGCGCAGCCGGTTTTATTTGGAATCCGGCCGTAACACTGCCGGATTGGATGCCCCACCCGACTCCGCAACAGATCCAGGTCGTAATCGTCCATAAAACGGCCGACGACCCGAAAATGCCGGCCGCGCAGATCGAGGCCATGAATTCATCTGCCATAGACGCCTTTCTGACCGCAAAGGGCGATGATCCGGTGCAAAGGATCGATCCAAACGACATCAAGGATTATAGCGGCGCGGTCCCGGCCCGCTTCGCCCCGGCCATCGCCGCCATGACCGGCAAACAGCCGCCGTATTTATTCATTACCGCCAAGGACGGCAAGCTGCTCGCCGGCGAGCCTCTACCGGCTGACGAAACAACTGAATTATCCTTTATCCAAAAATACACGGGAAAGTGAGAAACAAATGAAATTCACGCGCACCAATTTTATCGCTTTACTTCTGCCTATAATGGGCTTGCTGGCCTTATTTCTATTGAGCAATCCACAGCAGCCTAAAAAAATCTTGCCGGCCCCGCAAATCGTTCTACCCGCGACCGACGTTCAGAAACCCGTGATCGCACCGGCAATCGATCCGCCAAAACCCGACGAAAATCCCCAGCCCATTAAAATCGCCGATGTTCCCGAAAAATCGAGCGTAACTGAGTTGAACGTCGTAGCGGCGGTTGCCGATGCCAAGCCGAAAGTCGAAGGCGCGATGGGCGATTATTACGACGCCCTGTACAAGGCCCGGGCCCAAAAGGCAAAACTCTTGCTTTTTTTTTACGGAGACGGCTGCCAGCCCTGCGCGTATCTAAAGAAAACCGTGCTGCCGGATCCACGCGTGAAGGCGATTTTGGGAAAAGACGTTTTATTGCCTTTGCACTTGCCGGAAGCGGCCGCAGTCAAGGAAGTGCCGGACCCGGTGGTGAGCAATCGTGTTCCCACGCTCGTGCTGATCGATCCGGGCGCGAAAGAGGGCGATTCGCGAACCCTTGCCGAGCACGTCGGCGGCATGAACGTCGAACAATTCGTCCAGTGGTACTGCCAGAGAAAATAACATGCCGCCGATCATCATAGACGACTCCAATTACCGAGAAGTTGCAGCATGGCACCGCGAGCAGGGCCACGGTTTCGGCTGCCTGCCCCGCGTTTCGCGGGTGGGCGAACTGGAAACCTCGCCGGGCAGATGCGCGCTGCTACTGGCCGACAAGATGCCGCTGATCGATGAAAAGGAGTGGCCGGAACGAATCAAGGAGATGACGGCCAAGAAACTCTGGCCGCAGGACAAGTACGAGGCCGCCGGCGGCAAGGACAGCAACCAGGACGGGCTGGAATGGTGCTGGGCCTTCTCGCTTACAGAATGCGTGATGTATACACGCGTTTGCGCAGGCGAAAGGCACGTTCCCCTGGCCGCCGAGAGCTTGGGCGGTTCGGTGGGATATAAAAACCAGGGCAATTCGCTGGATGTAGCCCTGGCCTATGCCATCAAGCACGGCATTTGCCGGGCGGATTTCATTCCGGCCCTATGCCGCGATCCTTCCAAATTCAAAACCGGCTGGGAACAAGATGCGCTGAATTATCGGCCCCTCGAGGATGCAGTCTGGGACGGCGGCAGCCAGGATTTGTGGGCCGAATTCGTTACCGCGCTTCTATCCGGGTATCCGCCCTATATAGCCTACAACTGGGCTGGGCACGCCATGATCGGCAGCAAGTTGATCCTCGATCCCAGCGGTGAGATTTGCACCTACACTCCCAATACTTGGGGCCCGGGCCAGGCCTGGACGCTGAAGGGCAAGAAAAAGGTGCCCGATGAACTTTACATCCCGCGAGTGATTACGTATTGCCAGAATTAGGAACGCCGAAAAATGTTTTGGAAAATAGGATTGGGATTAGGACTGTTATTACTTGGAGCCGGAGAATTGCCTGTATCCACGAAGGTCGGCGATTATCTGCAATATGGTGCATTGGGAATTTTATTTCTCTCGATCCTTTTGCAATATTGGCAAGCCGATCGGCGGGAAAAATCGAATAATAATTTCAACGATAAACTCCTGGCGCAACACGCAGCGGCGTTCAAAGGGTTTGGCGATTTAAAAAATCATTGCTCTGAAGTTCTGGCCCCTTATGCGGCCAAATCGGCTGCACGAAAGCGAAAACGTAGAAATATACATTCGCATAATAATGCCGATCCCGAGGGGTAAATGTATTTTTTCTTCCCCAAATATTTTCGCCGCGAGATCGAGGATGGAAAACCGTGCCGCGAGTGCAGGTATTTTAGGATTTTGCAAAAATGGCTCGAACTGGACCGGCCATCCAGCCCGGGCATCACGCTTTTAGGAGTAAACGCCATGAAATATGACACGTTTGTAGCAAGTTGGTCGGTTCCGACCAACCCGCTGAAAGTCGCAAAGCGGGAAATCACCGTAACCATCGGAGCCAATCCGCCGATTGTCCAGGAGATCACCGACCTGGCCCAGACCGCCCTGCCGGCGATGACCGCCCCGGACGGCACTACGGTTACGGCCGCGATTCGCGATTGCAACATTGTGGGGACCTGGACTGATCCGGCTGTGACCACGACCGTTTTGGACGCCTCGGCACTCCCGGCGGACCAGCCGGCGACGCCGGTGATAACCGTTACCGCCGTGGCCGACGTCCCGGCTCAGGCAGATAATCAGTGAACGTAAGCTCTCCTCAAAATCCCGGCAGATAAAACACATCCGTGAAACTGCAACTAATGTATCTGCCGGGTTTTGATTTTAAGGAAAGACTTTTGGACGGAGGCATTTAACATGGCCGGATTGGACCCGATTATCACGCCAAACCCGAAACGGGTGAAGCCTGTAAAACGACCTCGGAGGCCATACAAGACCCGCGAGGAAGAGCGCGGACAGCCCGGAACCCGGAAGTCATCGAAACGTGTTTGAACGCAAATGGAGCGATTTTACGGCTGCCATTTTTGGTAAATTCAAATGGATACAACCCATAAGAGCGGGAAAATCTGGAAACGATTGATTTTTTGGCTGGCGATTGTCGCCTATGCGATTTACGCCGGATTGGGCCATGCGTAGATGATCGACATTTTGTAGATCGAGATCGAGGAAACAGAAATGACGCCGCCTTTTGCACAGAAATCAGTGCCCGTGATCGATGAGCGATCGCCGGCGGAGTTGCGCGAGGAGCTGAAGCGGACGCAGGCGCTTTTAAACAACGTCCGCTGGTTCCTGGCGGGCGTCCGCGGCGCAGTCTGGCTCGATCCAGAAGAGATGATCGAGCGAATCGATAAAACATTGAAAGGCGAGTGAAAAAAGGTTAGACCGATCCGCGAGATCGGGTAAAGAGTGATTGAGTAATGTCCGGAACTGCCTATACCGCTGCTGCATCTGGTAATTGGAGTGCCACAGGAACATGGTCGCCTTCCGGTGTACCCGGTACCGACCCCGCTGACACCATAACTTCTCTCGCGGGCTACACCGTAACGGTTGACACCAGCCCGACGCTTACAAGTATTGCATTTTCGACAGGCTATCTATATTGCACGAGCACACGCACCATAACGCTTAGCGGCAACCCAGGATTAACGTACTCTGGAACAGATGTTGCGCATGGCGGCGTGCAGGTTTATACCGGCGGAGTGCTTACAATCACCGGTCCAGGTTCGGGTACGCTCATTAGTATCACTGGCTCGGGCTGGGGAATTTATGTTAGCGGAACCGGGAGAATAAACCTATCTAATTCCGGTGGCACGGCATTAAACTGGACAGGATCAAGCAGAGGATTATATTTATCGTCAATCTCTCCTTCCTTTTCCACAATAGTCGGCAATGTTACAGGCCCAACCGCGACGGTTAATAATGGTGCGCTTCTTTATATAGACTACGGAAAATTATCACTAGATGGAAATTTGTCTTGTGGTTCAAATGGTACGCCGTCTGGGACATACGCTGTAGAGTTGGTTACCGGCACAACAAGCTTTCAATGGGGCACAGGCACTAGCAAAACCTATACTTTAGCAACGGGATTGGAGTGTTATATTTATATTTGGTCTGGAACCCATACCCTAACGCTAACAGGCGTAACGCTTAATAATAGCGGAAGCTTTACAATAAGAAATAGTGTGGTCGGTACTACTTTTAACCAATCCAATTTTTCAGTAGTGAATCAAACGGCTGTGGGGCAGGCTGCGTGTTTTGGTATGACTGCTTTTACTGTTACAGGCCCGACCGTTCCAGCAGCCACGGATGTTCGATCCGGCGTGGCTCGCGGTTATCCTAATGATAGTGGTGCAGCGGTGAGTGGCGGCGGGAATGTTGCTGGTTCGCTTGTTGGCGTTATCGATTCGGGCGGCACGCAACATAATTATGGTACATGCAGCAGTACGCAAGCCTGGGCAGCATCGGGCATCATCTACAGTTCCGGCACGTCGGCATCGACCGGAATCCTAAAAGACTCGACGCATTATTATGCGACCGGAATTTTCGACGGCACGAATTACAATGCCAACGGCACGCTGACCGGCAACACGACTTACAATGCTTTGGGCATCGTGTACGGCACCGGCACGTATTCATACGCGGGCGCCGGAATAGTAGATCATACCGCTGCCTACAACAATTACGGCATCCTTGAATCTACTTCAAGCGGAACCTATCACGCCAGCGGCACGATGGACGTGAGCAGTGTCTATCATGCCAACGGAATTATCGACACAAGCTCGGCCTACAACGCTAATGGTATTCTTGCCACGGGTGCGGCCTATCACGCCTACGGAGTCCTGGATAGCAGCTATGCGTGGCTAATAGCGGGTATTGCAAGCGCGGGCAATAAATATACCAGCGGTATTTTCGACGGCACTTATGAATACACAAACGGCATTTTCAACGGCACTTCGCAATATGCGTCAGGTGTTTGGGATGGATCGACGTATCACGCCCAGGGCATCATCGACAAAAATAATGTCTGGTATCAATATGGGGCGGTTGCGAACGATTATACCAGGACGCTCACAGGAATCGTACATGACAGCGGAACGGTTTCGGCTTCTGGAATCCTGAATACGACGCCCACGTATGCGGCAAGCGGCGTGTTCGCGGGAACAAACAACACGATTCACACAACGACCGGACTGACAACCGCGATGGTTGTTGCCTCAAATACTTGGTATGACGCCGACCAGGCTGGAAGCCATACGGGGATAACTGCGGCCGAGGCGCATACCGCAAACCAAGTTCTAAAGTCGGCTAGCGGAAATTACAACGATGACAACTTGGTAGCCGGCAACATCCGAGCTGTGGCATTTGGACTTTCTCAGACAGGTACATTGGCAAATTTGGTTGCAACAGATTCAGCTTATGTAACGCTAGAGAACTCTCGCAATGATGCAGGAGGAACAACGGGCGCGGATGTAGTCACTGGCAAAAATCCCAAGATTAGAAATACAACGATCACCGGGGCTGCAACACTTGAGGCGCATACCGCAAACCAAGTTCTAAAGTCGGCTGGCGGAAATTACAATGATGACAACCTAACTGATGCAAACGTACGTCCGGTTGCTTATGGTCTGAGTCACACCGGCGATTTGTCTGGATTGCTGGCAACGGATTCGGCATACGTCAGTTTGGAAAATAGTCGCAATACCGATCCGGGCGCGGCAAACGTCGCGGCTGGAACGTCTGATTATTATATTCATGGCGGGACTGCCAAGCATCCGGCTTATCCAACCACGGCCGCAACACAGGCGGCCCAACATTCTACTGATGCTACTTTCCTTAATACGCACAAAGCCGAGATTATCCCCGGCGACACGAACATACAATCGGAATTTGGCGTAACAGGCACGGCTCCGGGAGGCGGGGAAAATGCTGTCTATCCGTCAGAAAATCACGTTACAACCGATGAACCAAACTATGGGCCAAATGGCAACGATTATCATGGCTCTATAGAAATGGCTGATTATACTCTTGCATCAACTATCCCAAGCGATGCTGACATCGCAGCCGCATGCTGGGCTTATGGTGACAGGGAGTTGACGGCATGAATGTCAACACAGTCGGACAAGCGATTTGGGATTACGCGAATCGAACATTACATATAGGAACTCCGAGCGAACCGGCCACATGGGCTGATCGAATTGCAAAGGCGATTTGGGAATACCAAAACAGGACTTTAAAAATCCCTGTTGCCGGAAACTTAGTGATGATTTTGAAATCGAGGACATGATGCAAGCGCCAGTTCCATCTTATGTGAGAAACATAACTAAAGGCCAAGCCGCTGCAAATAAGGCCGTGGTGCTGGATGCCAATTCCAAAATCAATACGCTCGATATTACCATGCCAAAGATCGGTGGTCTAGCATTAACGGCTACAGGCCAGCAGATCAACTCCCTTCCAAACCAGCAATACTTTCATCATCTTTTCAGACAGTTTGAATTGCCTGCCCCGAAATCGCCGGCCAGTTTAATCGGGCATTGGGATTTCACCGGTTTGAATGCCAATGCTACTACGGTCGTTAATAAAGCATCAGCAACAACCGGCAGAAACAATCTATTGGAAACCTATGGTTGCGCTTCAGCCAATAAAACCGGTTTTTCAGAACCACGAATCAAGGATGTTTACGCTTCGTCTGGCGGCGCGGCAAATATAACTTTAAATCTTTCCGGACTTTTAGGCTATACGTTTACTGCCGTTCCGGCAATTCACATTCCATCCTCCGCAGAAGTCAGGCAGTATGTAAACATCCCGGCGACTTCCGTTACCCTCAGCATCTACGTTGTGATGGATTCGGCCGGCGTGCCGGTTATTAATAGCGATATAGTTTTCGCCTATAACGGCGTGGCGCGGGCCGCGACAATCACGGCCGTGCCGTCAGTTATGAATTGCTACAGGCTTACCTTTGCAGTTAACGGGAGCGGCGCGGACGCGACCTGGCAAATGTATGCGCCAGGGGCAAAATCATTTTCCGTAACGCTTTGGATGATAAACGCCGGAGGTTCGGCGCTGCCTTACGAGCAAACACCTTATGGGGATTTGACATTGGTAGGCTCGCCGACCATCGCGGCCAATGGCGTAACTTTCAATGGCACCAATCAATGCGCCGTTACCAATCCCTTTTGCATTTTGAACGGCAATTGGACGGTTCTGGCAGTCATCACCAACAATAATACCGATGGCAGCACGCGAATTCTATTTTCCGTTGGTGAAATCTCCGGGGCGAATCACCGCATCGATGTTCAGACTGTGGGGATCAACGCATCCTTAAACGCCGACGGTTACCAGGATGCGAATGGACATACCGTAGGCTCGTCGAGTCCGATGCTTTATGCCCTGGAATCTACCGCTTCCGGAGTTAAGTTAAATAATTATGTACTGGCAACAAATGGCGCGGCGGCTTGGGACACATCGCGGGGACGGCTTTGCATCGCGGCCCGGGCAATAGATGAAGGCGTGAATTCGGGCGAAACAAGCCACGAAGTTATGTTCTGCAACGCCATATTATCACGCACTGAAATGCGGCAGGCATTTGCGCTGATGTATTATAATCTTCTCTCCAAGTGGATCGATATCGGCGTTTCCGTCCCACCGCTTATCACGGCGCTGCCGGCAAATAATTGCAATAAACCGAATACGCCCTATTTTTGCTCTTGGGGATTGTTTGGCACAGCCCCAAATACAACAGGGTTAAAGGGAGTAGTCGATGCCATGGTGGCGTCGGGCTTAAAGGGCGCCGGCTGGAACATGATCGAGATCGACGCCTTCGCTTATACAACGAGGGATGCGGCAAATCAGCTTGTGGCAAATCCCACGAATTTTCCCAACGGAATCAGCGAGGTTTTGACCTATATAACCGCTAATGGAATGACCTACGGATTCTACACGTCCGTGGGCAATCAAGCGGCAAGCGTTAATGGGCTGGGGTGTTTTGGTTTCGATTGGGAAGATGCCCATTTCGCGATCTCTCATGGCGCTGTGTTTGTGGAACTCGATGCAGTAACGTGGCCATACGGTTACACAAAACAATGGTCAATTTGGCCAGAAGACATTCAGGCTGAGTATTTCAGCCGCATGGGGACAGCTCTGTTGGCGCAGAGCCAGGATGTGTTTTTCAATATTTGCGGCTGGTCTGACAACCACATGTCGGACGCGGCAGAAAAGCTTGCCAAGCAAGCTGGCTGCAATGGCTTCCGGTTCAGTGGCGATACTGGCTTAACTGATGCTTGGTCAGTTGCGGAAGCGATATTGTTTGCGCCTCTTACGCCGGAAACAAACGGCACGGCACATACTATCCGCGCGCAATTTGCAAAGCCTGGATTTTATTATGATCCTGCTTTACTGCATGTAGGATCAACCATTTTTTCCGCTACTGAAATCCGCACTGAATTTACCCAAGCCTGTTTGTTGGCGTTTCAATTGCAAATCAGCTATGATGTTGCCGCGGCCTGGAACAATGGCTCTCCAGTTACAAAAGATGCGACAAATTTTGCAACACTAACAAATACCGAGGCGATGGCCATCAATCAGGATTCTCTCAGTCTTATGGCCCTCCAAGTTCAGAAGGCCGCTAATTCGGGTGCGGATTCTTACGCAGAAGTATGGGCCAAGCCTTTAAGCAATGGCAAATGGGCCGTGGGATTATTTAACCGCGGGGCTTCGGCTCATTCAATTACAATCACATGGGCCACGATTCAAACTGCCATCCGTGCATATCGAAAGGCAAATCCAACGGTTGGTTATCCCGATTATACGCTCACCGGCAGTCAGCCGATCCGCGATATTTGGAACGTAAGTAATCCGGCAAACGCATCGAGTTATACGGCCACGAATTTAGCGAGCCATGCCTGCGCCTTGATAGTCGTCGGATAAGGATAAATAAAAATGTCAATCACAATACGTAAAACGCTGCCTTTTGGTGTCTCTGGTTTGACGCCAACATGTTCGGTTACTCCATCGAGTGGAGTAAGCATTGGCACTGTTACGGAACTCGGTTCATCCGGGTGCTATTTCGTTGATATTACTGTTCCGTCGATCGCCAATTATGCCGTATTGGCTTACGATGGTGTATCTACTCCGCCAGATGGCTATATGGTTGATGAAATCACCCAACAGATGCTTATTTCGGATTACCCATTAAAGAGCGATCTTGAAACTAAATCCGATTTCCAAGAAGGTCTTGCCACCGAGTCAAGTATTTCCGGCATCGCCACGCAACTCGGCACGGCGGGAGCGGGTTTGACGGCTATCGGTGACGCGCGGTTGGCAAATCTGGATGCGTCTGTATCCAGTCGCCTGGCCGGCGCGGCTTATACGTCGCCCCAGCCGGAATTGACGCTCACCGATGGCGGCGATCCGCCGGTTTCGCATACACTGACTTTCGCCGGATATCTAAAGGGCAAGGAATATTACGGCGATGCTGCCGACGCCTGGCACGTATGGTGGGACGGCACAAATACATGGTATGCGGGCGGCGGCTCACCAGGGCATTTTGATCCAAAAAGCGACGCCGAATGGAGCCGGTTCGACGCCAGCCCGATCGGCGATTACGTGAATCTCGAAGGCGACGACGAACCCGGCGCGACGCTCGCCGGCGTTTATCCCATGAAAGGCATGGCCCCCGCCGACGTGCCGGCCTTGAACGCATCCGCGGCCACCGGCGTCTTTCCCGCGCCCGTGGTGGCTAACGCCGGCGGACTGTCTGAACAAGATGCCGCGAAACTGAACACCATCCTTACCCAGGCATTGCTGATCTCCAGTGGTAAATTGAGCATTATCAATCCATTCCTGGCAGGGAAAGTTTTGGTTATTGTTAAAGACGACGATTACCTCGCGGACAAAGATCGGACAATCACCATCCCCCCGGATGTTTGGATCGATCCGACCGGCGCCAATATAAAACTGCACTGTCTGGATTTGGAGTCGGAAAAGGATATCGTTATCATCGATGGCTCGGCTGATGCCGAGAAAGAACGATATAATTTTAATCCGTCCCAGGCCCAGACTTCTCTTCTGAAAAGAACCGGCATCGGCCATTATCAATGGGCCGTGAAATATCATTACGACGCCGGGATGTTCACCATCTTGTTAGGTCCATTGATAGTTAAGTAGCAATGTTAAGTGCAAAAATCTTCCTATAAAATTTTGGGTCCTTCGCCGACCCTCCAACATGGACGGTTTGGGCGATGCAGCAGCGATCTCAGTGAGTTTGTTTCATGATTTACGAAGGTCTGACATCCCAGGAGTTAGCAGACTTACTTTGCGACTCTGGGCTAGATGTCACATCTAAGGACATCGAAGAAGATATTCAAAATGGGGCTCCGGCGAAAAATGGGAAACTATCATTGCTTGCATACGTCGCCTGGCTGATCAAGCGGGTCGATAATGGCAAAAAATGATTTCACACGCCTGTGCATCGGCAATCTTTGCCGCCTTCTAAACAAATCTTCCACGGTCGGAAGAATCGAAGAAAGAGTCGTAAAAAAACATCGCGACGCCGCCGGTCCCAACATCGGCGCCCATGGCCGCATCGACCTCTTAAAATACGCCTGTTGGCTGCGCGGTCAGTTGCCCATTCACAAGTGGGCCGAGTCTAAAAAGAAAAAACAAAAAGACTCATCCGCCGATTACGAAACGATCAAAGAGAACGCCCGCGAGCGGAACGCCGAGACCAGCAAAAAAGGCCGCGACATCGGCGAACTGCCGGCGGTCCGCGATCCCGATCGCAAGGCCAAGGGCGGCGAGAGTCTGGCCTTTTTTTGCAAGGCGTATTTGCCCCTGATTTTCTTTTTGCCCTGGTCCAAAGACCACCGGAAGATCATAGCGAAGTTGGAGCGGATCATTCGCGGCAGCGGCAAACTGGCCCAGGCCATGCCCCGCGGCAGCGGCAAAACAATGCTTTGTTTAGCTGCCAGTTTATGGGCAATTTTATATGGATATCGCCGCTTTGTATCGATCGTTGCCTCAAAGGCCGAAAAAGGCGAACAATTATTAGATTTTTTGAAAACATGGATCGAGACCCGCGAAGAATTGGCCGCTGATTTTCCCGAGGCGATTTATGCCATTAGAAAACTGGAAAGAATCGCGGGCAGATTGAAGGGACAGCTCTATAACGGCGAACCGACAAGAATTGAGTGGAGCGCTGACAAAATCGTTTTTCCCACGATTCCCGGCAATCCTTCGAGCGGCTCGATAGTGATGACCTGTGGTTTGAAGGGATCAGATATTCGCGGCCAGGTCCATGCCTTATCTAGCGGAGAAGCCATTCGCCCGGACCTGGTTTTGCTTGACGATCCGCAGACCCGCGAATCTGCCTGGTCCGAGCTGCAATGCCGCCAGCGAGAAGCAATTATAGCAGGAGATGTTTTGGGTATGGCCGGCCCTGGCCACAATCTGGCAGCTATGGCTTGCGTCACTATTATTAGGCCCGACGACCTGGCTGACCGCCTGGTGGACCGCAAAAAGCACCCCGAATGGCAAGGGGAGCGGATGAAAATGGTGTATGCGTTTCCAAAGCGGGTCGAGTTGTGGGACCAGTATGCCCAGATTCTCCGCGACAGCCTGACCGGCGACGGCGACGGCAGCGCGGCGACCGAGTTTTATCGCCGGCACTTCGACGAGATGAACGAAGGCGCGGAAGTCGCCTGGCAGGAGCGCTTTGAACAACAGGAGATCTCCGGCCTGCAGCACGCTATGAACTGGAAGATCCGCGATGAAAAGCAGTTCCTTTCCGAGTGCCAGAACGAGCCGGCGCAGGAAAACCTGAACCTTGTCAACCGCCTGACGGCCTTCGAGATCTGCATGAAGCTCAACGGGCGCAAGGACCGGGATATACCGGCCAAATGCTCGCATGTAACGGGCATGATCGACGTTCATGACCGCCTCTTGTATTACACGGTTTGCCATTGGGAGGAGAATTTCGACGGCGGCTTGTGCATTTACGGCACCTGGCCCGAGCAGCCCTTGGCATATTTCACCCTGCACAACGCGCCCCAGGGCCTGGCCGACTTGTATCCCGGCCGTGGAAAGGACGGCCTGATCTTCGCGGGGCTGGAAGAGCTTATAAAACGATTATTGGCCGAGCGCTTCAAGCGCGACGACGGCGCTGAAATGCAGCTCGAGCGCCTGCTCGTAGATACCGGGTATGTGCCCACGGTCGTGGGCAACGTGATCCGCCTGATCAACAATCCGGTAGTCATGCCGTCGCGCGGATTTTCGATAAAGGCCGAGGGAAAACCGTTTGCCGAATACAAGCCCGAGGCCGGGGCGGTGATCGGCCATCACTGGCGGATCGCCCCGGCCCCGGCGATCAAGATGCGCACGCTCTTTATCGACGTGAATTATTGGAAGAGCTTTTTTGCCGACCGGCTGGCCACTCCCCTGGGCGACGCCGGCTGTTTTTCATTGTTCGGAAGCTCACCGCACAGGCATCAATTGCTGGCCGATCACTGGTGCTCGCAGATCTCCGAGCGGACATTCGGCCGCGGCCGCTGGGTTGACGTATGGATGCAGCGCCCGGAGCATTTTGACGATCACCTTCACGACACGGCCGTGGGCTGCGCCGCGGCCGCGTCCAGTCTTGGTTGCCGTTTGCCCGAATGGGGCGATTTTAGGCCCCGCCGGCGTGCGCAGAAAATATCACTCAACAGCATGTGGAAAAAATCATGAGCGGATCGGAACCGGTAAAATCGTACAACTGCCCCACGCCCGGCTGCCTGGGAAATCTTTGGGTCGTGCTCCGCACGGATCCTATCCCGCTGGAAAAGGGCGGCGGGATCCGCCGCGTCCGCCGCTGTTGCCGCTGCGATGCCCTGATCGAAACCTTTGAATTCGAGTCCTTTCCCGACGCCAAGATCCACCCTGTGCCTTTAAAGGCGTATTTTCAAAGAAGGGATGTTTAAAATGAGCAAGCTCGCAAAAGACATCATCAACGCCATCCCCGGCATCGAAAACAAGCGCTACCTCGAGCTGGGCCTGGGCCGCGGCGAGACTTTCAACGCCGTGCGGGCAAGATCGAAAATGTCCGTCGATATACAATACAGTCCCATGTTTCGCATGTCGACGGACGAGTTTTTCGCCATCTTGTCGGAAAACGTCCTTTTCGACGTGATCTTCATCGACGCCGGCCACGATTTCGCCAACGTCGTCCACGATTTCAACAACTCGGTAGAACACCTGAGCATGGGCGGTTATATCCTGGTTCACGACCTTCTTCCTCCAGATGAAAGTCACACAGCCAGAGATTTATGCGGGGACGGTTACAAGTTACTGGCATATTTCATTGAAGAACGCATTGATGATTTACGTTCGCTTTATATGAATGATTTTGGTTTGACTGTATTTAAAAACCCAAATTCGAATCAACCTTTGAGATCCGCACCAGAAGAGCGACTTGCGAATTATGTGAACATGAGTTTTGAGCTTTTTAATAATTTATTCAACTTTGAGGCATTATATGGAAAACTCAACCCACACATATAGGATCATGCTGGCCTGGCACCTTACCGATATTGCAAAGCAGTGCATCGCCAAACTCGAAGAACAAGACCTTCCGCACACGCCGGTGTGCGGATTATTGGACCCGTCTTGTACGGCGCTCTGGAATCGTTGCGTCGAAAAATGTCCCACCGAGATCGTGATCATTTGTAACCAGAAGGCCCGGCCCACGCGGGCCAACGTGAATCGGCTGCTGGAATTGCTCGACGCCGGCCACGGCATAGTCGGCCTGCACCATTTCGGCTTTTTCGGCTTTTACAAGGAGGTTCTGCGCAGGATCGGGCTTTTCGACGAGCGCTTCGTGGGCGGCTGGTTCGAGGACAACGACGTCATCCTCCGCCTGCAGGAGGCGAACCTCTCGTATTACGAGGCCGAAGAACTGGAGTACCTGGACGCCGGCAGCGCCTGGACCTGGGCAAAATCATTCGAGCATTTTAAAAACAAGTGGCGGTTGGGCCTGCACGGCGGTGCGAAATATCTGAGAGCTTTGCCCGAATTGCCGCCGGCCTTTGATCTGGGGCCGTCGCAGCCGCGAAATTTCCTGCCCTGGTCGGCCAGCGTGCTCACGCCCATGCAGGGCCTGGTGACTACAAGCTGGGATCACGTCCATCCGTTGCTGGGCGTATAATAAAAATCTCGCGCAACATTATTTATATTCTTTTTGACCAGACATTGCGATAAAACATTCGCGGAAAGCTTCCAATTTTGCTTTCACACATTTTATATGATAATTCTTTTGTGAGCCAAGGTAGATTCGCTGCCAGGGCCAGATTATCCTTTTGCATTGCTGGCATCTGCAAATTTTTAAAGCGTAATTACTATTTGGAAGTACTATCATGATGCTCTTGTTCTAACTGACTGGCCTCGGTTCTTTGGCAAGGGTTTTTAAAAAAGGGCGGAGTTTAGTTTCCAGGCATTCTTCGCAGATATCCCAATGAACCGGGATTATTAAGGGCGGATAATAATAATCGATTTTCCCGCAGCAAGTTTCGGATCTGATGAAAAATTTACTCTGATGCTCCCGGATGACATGCCCGCAGATGTCACAGATAATTTTATCAATAAAAGTACGCTGTTCGGCAATCGTTTCCGTTCTTTTAATTTCCATCTTTCAGACCGTCCGGGGTTTTTTGAAATCCGGCTCGTTCCAGACCTCGAGGTGATAGCGGCTGCCGTCCGGCAGCACGGCGACCAGGAAAGGGCAGGGCGTGGGCGTGAGTTCCTCGATTTCAAACTCGATTTCCGGGCACCGCTCTTTGATGTCCAGGGCGGTTTGCAGGGCGAATTCGGGCACCGGCTTTTTGAATTTTTTGATTGAAACGGCAACCCATCTCAAGAAGTGCGGATAACCGCTGGGATGATGGTATTTTTTTGTCTTTTCGTGGTATTTGTATTTATCCACGGTTTCCGGATCGAAGGGCATGATATCGATTTCCCGGCAGGCCTGCATGAACCGCTCCAGGACGCCCAGGCCGTAGCCGAGAATTTTTGCCGCCCGATCTACGACGTCTTCCAAAGGCTCGCGCGCCGTCTTGTCCATCCGCTTCAATTCGACCGGCTCCTCGGCGTTCCGCTCGCCGCTTTCCACGCCTACAAATGCATTGGTGTAATCATCGAGCGCGATTCCGGCCTGATTTGGGTCCATAGTAGTAACGTGATCCGGAATCAATAGCCCCATTTCAGTTCTCGACATTTTCAAGGCAGCGGACATATTCCCGGCGTACTCGTCCGCCGACATTGCTCGGCCTTCCGTATCAAAAAGATCGGGTCTGCTTTCGATGATTGTTGGATCATCAATTACGAATGCATCAGTGATCATAAAACACCTTTTTCAAAAAATTCCTTTTGAATTTCGACCGCCCGCGACTTAAGCGATTATATCTCTTGGCGCCGGCCATTTCAATAACACCGCCGTTAAAAATACCACCAGCGGGTTATTTTTGCCGCATTAGTGGCGATTCTTTGGCAAAAGCGAAACTGCCCTGGAAATTGGGCCAGGCGGTCCTGTTTACTCATGACATGCAAGATCGCGAGTCCGAACAGATCGCCAAAACCATCGCCCAGACCGCGGCCCGCGGCGTTGACCGCTTCGAGATCGAGGGCATGGGCGGATCGGCCTTGCCCATCGGCCAGCAGATCGCCGCCGACCGGCACCTGGCCGCGCGCAAGGCCGCCAGGCATCCTCTGTTCGGCGTACGGTTGATTCCCATTATTCCCGGCAGATCGCTGTGACGCATCTTCGATAAGACAACTCTGATCAGAACATGGCCAATCGCCTTTTGGACAGGTACGGTTCCCCGCTGCGCGCCGGCACGAACGGCGACGCCCGCGCAAACGGCGAATCGCAGCGGCAATCGATGCAGCCGGCCGTGCAGCTCAGGCCGGCCCTCCGCGCTTTATATGACGCCGCTGCTAGCACTCCTACCACCGCTTATTACTGGCCCGGCGCCGATGATTTCGACGCCGACCGCTCCAATACCCAAATGGTCCGCCAGCAGACCCGCAAACGGGCCCGCTGGCTGGTTGCCAATGATTCCCTGGCCCGCGGCATAGTCCGCACCATGGCCAACCACGAGGTCGGCTGCGGCCCGGGCCTGCAGCTTTTGACCAAGAGCGACGCCTTCAACGCCATGGTCCAGCAGCGCTGGGACGAATGGACGATGGCCACCGGCTTCGGGGAAAAGCTGCACACCATGGTCCAGTCCCGCGTGATCGACGGCGAGTGTTTTGCGCTTCTGGGATCGAATCCCAATCTGGACTGCGACGTAAAGCTCGACATCAAGCTCCTCGAGACCGATCAGATCTTCACGCCCTGGCTCCCCTGGGCCGTTCCCAACCGCATCGACGGCGTATGGTTCGACGATTGGGGCAATCCCACTTTTTACGACGTGCTGCGCTGGCACCCGGGCGGCGTGTTTCCATATTGGACATGGCTCTACGACACCGTTCCTGCGCAATACATCGTGCAGCTCATGCGCCGCGAGCGGCCCAACCAGCACCGCGGCATGTCCGAATTCACCGCAGCGATGCGGCTCTTCGCCGAGCGGAAGCGGTTCCTCGAGGCCGTGATCAAGGCCGCCGAGACCCACGCCAATATCAGCATCCTTTTGGAAACCCAGTCTCCGCCTGGATTGGAGGAAACAACGCCGGCCGAGGCCATCGGCGCGGCCGAGATCCCGCAGAATATGGTGGCCGCGTTGCCCTGGGGATACAAGGCCAGCGGGTTCAAGGCCGAGCAGCCGGCCACGACCTTCGAGATGTTCGATCGCCGCCTGATCACGGCCATCGCCATGACCTTCAACATGCCCTATGCCATCGCCGCCTGCGATTCCAGCCAAACGAATTTTTCCTCGGGCCGGCTCGACCACCAGACGTATTTTTCCATGGTCCGCGTGAACCAGCGGCTCATCGCCCGCACGGTCTGCACGCGTGTCTTTCGCGAATGGTTCAAAGAGGCCTGCCGCGTTTACAAGTGGTCGGTCCCCGATTCCCCGGCGCCGCCGCATACCTGGCACTGGGTGGAACCGGAGTACTGCGACCCCGAGGCCGAGGCCAATTCCATCGGCACCGAGCTGGCCATCGGCATAGCCTCGCATTCTGCCGTGCTCACCGCCCGCGGCCAGGATGCCAAGGCCGTTCACAAAAAAGCGGCCGAGGATCTGGGGTTTGACACCGTGCCCGAATACCTGGCCTGGGTGCGGGCGAATATTTCGGCCAAGTTCGGCGGTCAAAATCGCACCCCCGAGCCGGTTTTGGAAAAACAAGATCCAACCGACGCCGACGTGGCCCAAACCAAGGCCGACGTGGCCGCCATGGCCCACATCCTGGAAACCGCCTCGCCCGACACCCGCCGGGCGATCGCCGCTTGGGCCCGCGGTGCGATGGCCCTGGGAAGCGCAGTTTAGGAGTTTTGAATATGTCTTGGAAACCCAAAGACGCATACGACATAAATCCGGCGATCAAAAAGAAAAAGATCGCCCGGCTCTGGGCCCAGGTCGCCAATGACACGCTGCAAAATCATTTGGATCACGGCGTGGATGCGGACGAGGCCAAGAAGCTGGCCATCGACGCCGCCAACCAGGCCGCGGGGCGGGTGATCAACAAAACGGCGGAAATCCCCCAAGGCCCGGTCTTCGCCGGCGGCATTCCTAAAATCGGCGCCCCATACAAAATTCTGGCGGCCGAGGCCGGGGACCAGGCCAACCTGGTCATGAACGAATTCCTGCCCAAGATCGGAGAGCACTGGGCCCGCGTGGCAGAGCCCGAGGATTTCAATCACGAAACCTTCCGCGCCGACGACATCGAGCCCGGGATCCGCTGCATCTCGGCCGCGCTCAAGGACGGCGACGGCTCGATGAAGCCCCAGGCCTACCACTTCGACAAGCGGGTCTTTGCCTCCATCGCCGATGTGCAGCGCTGGCTCTCGAATAAAAATATCCAGGCCACCAAGCTCGAGCCGGCCAAGGACGTGCAATATCCCAAAATGACCTGCGGCGCTGACCTCCGCTTCGAGGCCGAATTCGCGGCCCTGGAATCCCAGCCTACCCAGTCGGAAAAACTCCCCTCGATCGACATCCTGGCCTACAACGGCGGGCCTTTGAGCGTGAAAGGCTACGACCTGCCGGTCGTGGTCGACATCCCCACGCTGCGGGCCGACGCGGACCAGACGCCGATCATCACCGATCACGCCGGGCCCAATCGCGTGGGCCACGCCGACCTGATCAAGTCCCCCACGAATCTCCGCCTTAGCGGCGTGATCTCCTGCGTAAACGCCGCATCCGAAGAGGTTTTGGCCAACCACAAAAACGGCTTCAAGTGGAAGGCCTCCATCGGCTGCGCGATGGGAGACGCGCTTTTCGAATATTACTCGCCCGGCGAATCGCTCGAGGCCAATGGCCAGCGCTTTCAAGGGCCCCTGTACTACGCCAAAAACGCCCGGCTGGCCGAGTGCTCTTTAGTCACCACGGGCGCGGACAACGACACCCAAGTCACAATCGCGGCCCAGGCCAATCCGGCCGCGGCCCAATCCATAAAGGAGTCTTTACAAATGCCACAACCGGTCATTCCCGCAACAACGCAAACCCAAACAAAGCCCAAGTTCAAGGCCTGGTTAAAGGCCAAGGGCCTGGACAAGGACCAGCTCGAGGCCGCGAAGCGAACCGAGCTCCGCGCCGAGTACGACGCCGAATTCCAGGCCGCGGCCGTCCAGCCGCCGCCCGCGACGCCCTTGGAGGCCGCGCTCGATGTCCGCAAGCAGGTCTTGGATGAGACCACGCGGATCCAGCGGATCCGCAAGATGACGGCCGATGTCCTGGCCGGCTACGGCGGCCACGCCGACGGCAAGACCATCGAGGCCGTGCAAAAAATCGAATTGGAGGCCATCGGCAAGGGCTGGGACGCCCGCGACGCCGAGATCGCGCTTTTGCGCCAGGCCCGCCCGGTGGGGCCGGCCCTGCACATCCACGACCAGCAGCCGCTCCAGGCCGAGGTCCTCGAGGCCGCGGCCTGCATCGCGGTCAACCTGCCCAACATCGAAAAGCATTTCAAACCCGAGGTCTTGCAGGCCTCGCACGATCGCTTCCACGGCCAAATCAGCCTGCAGCAGCTCATGCTCGAGGCGGCATGGGCCAATGGCTGCCCCACGCGCTTCATGCGCGGCCCGGCGGACGTGAAAAAGGTCATGAATTTCGCCTCGCCCGGCCATTACTGCCCGGGCGGCGAGCGCTTGGAAGCCGCCGACGCATCCACCTTGTCCCTGCCCGGGATCTTGAGTAACTTGCAAAACAAGATTTTGCTGGAAGGATTTTGGGCCGTCGAATCCGTGTGGCGGGACATCGCCGCGGTGGGCAACGCCAAGGATTTCAAACCGCACTACGGCTTCCGCTTCTACGGAGACATGACCTTCGAGGGCCTGGGCGCAGCCGGCGAGATCAAGCACGGCAAGGTCGGCGAGTTGAAATACGCCAACCAGGTCTCGACCCGGGCCAAGATGTTCGTCACGACCTACGAGGACATCATCAACGACGACCTGGGCGCGATCAGCCAGACCCCGCGCCTGATCGGCATGGGCGCGGCCTACGACCTGAACCAGTGCTTCTGGGCCAAATTCCTGGCAGCCATCGATTCCCAGGGCGAGGCCATGTGGTCCTCGGCCCGCAAAAACCTGCTGGCCGGCACCTACAGCTACACCAACGACGACGACGAGACTGTCACCGTCAATTATGGCCTCACTCCCAAGGCCGGAATCCAAACCCTGACGGCCATGAAACAGGCCTTCCTCGAGCAAAAGAAACCGGACAACCAACCGGTGGCCGTAGCTCCGAAGGTTCTCTTGACCACTCCCAAACAGGCCGACTTCGCCAAGCGCTTGATCCAGTCCAGCGAATTGCGGTCGACCGTGGCCGGCACCACGTATCCCATCGACAATCCGCACGCCGGATTGTTCAAGCTGGCCATCAGCTCCTACCTGGCCACGGCCTTCGGCATCACCGGGGCGGACGACGACGCCTGCTGGCTGCTGGCCGATCCGGCCGTGCTGCCGATCATCGAAGTCCTGTTCCTCAACGGCCAGCAAACCCCCACCGTGCAAAGCTCGGACGCCGACTTCAACGTCCTCGGCTTCCAGCACCGCGGCTGGTGGGCCCACGGCGTGGCCTTGCAGGAATATCGCGGCGGCGTGATGGCCACCCCCAAGACCTGATCGTAAAACCCGACAACCAAAGCCTTGCCGGCCCCGCGGGGCCGGCAAGTTCTCATAGACCCGCGTAACAGAATTTCATCCTAAAAAACTCCAACCGAGAAAAAATACCATGTCACAGACACAAGTTCCGACCTGCTTCGTAGCAGGCGATTACGAAACCATCGATTACACGCCCGCCGCCGACGTGCAGGTTTACGGCGGGGACGTGATCGTGATCAACAACGGGGTGTTCATCGCCCCGCGAGACATCCCCAACGCCGCCGGCAGCGATCTGGACGGCACCCACACGGGCGCGTTGGCCCGCACGCACGGCCGCTGGTGCGGTCCCAAGAAGTCCGGCGAGGTCTTGGCTGTAAACGCCAAGCTGTATTACGACGCATCCGGCAATCCGGTAGGTGGAACGGCCGGCACCGGCGCCTTTACCGGAGTCAGCACCGGCCACAAGGAATGCGGCGTAGTCACCAAGGCCGCGGGCGCTTCGGACCCAACGGTCGAATTCGCCCTCAACGACCCCGGAGTAACGCCGCAAAGCTAGCGACCAGGCATGAGCGAATTGAAGATCAAAGGCCGGATCGATTGCATCGATCCCAGGCTGGGCACGCACGCCTTTAACGGCTGCGTGCTCACGGCCTGGAATCGCCTGCTGGCGATCTATCGCGTCAATCGCCGGCACTCGGTCCTGGCGGTCTCGGAACTGGACGACCGCTTCCGGCCCGTTTACACGCAGATGCTCTGGGATTTCAGCGATCAAACGCTGATCCCGGAGGACCCCAGGGCGATAGTCCGCGGCGATCGCGTGTACGTGGCCTGGACCGGAGTGAACGCGGTCAACGACAGCGCGGCCTTGATGTGCCACGGCGGCATCGACCGCGCCTACAACGTGGTTTGGAAATCTCCATGCTGGCACAGGAACATCAAGACCGCCGAGAAAAATTGGGTGCCTTTTTTGAGGCGCGACAAGCTGTTTTGCATTTACGAATACAAGCCGCTTTCGATCATGCGCTACGCCGGCGGCTCCTGGTTTTTGCATCACGCCCATGAAGTAAATTGGAAATGGAAATACGGCGAGGTCCGCGGCGGCGCCCCGCCGGTGTGGTTTCGCAACCGCTGGTATTGTTTTTTTCATTCGTCGCGCGAGGAATATGGCTCGGCCGGGAAAGTGAAGGTGTATTACGCCGGATGTTTCATAATGGACGCCCAATACAACGTGCTGGCTATCACCCGCCAGCCGATCCTGGCCGGCCATGTGGAAACTTATAGCGAGCCCTGGTCACAAGGGAACCGCATATCCGCGGTGTTTCCCTGCGGGGCCATGCTCCGCGGCGACAAGTGGATCGTGTCCTACGGCTATATGGACAGCGAACTGAGGATTGCGACATTCGACCAGGCGGAATTGGACCAGGTAATGAGCGCGGCATGAACACGTTATTGAACTCGATCACCGAAATGGCGGCCCTCCAGGTCCAGCAGAACGGCGAGGAGATCGAATACACGCAGGACGGAGAAACCATATACCCCTGGGCCATTGCCAGCAAGCCGGAGATGATCATCGACGACCCCGGCGGCCCCATGCTGGAACACGACGACCTGAATTGGATGATGGTGGCCGCGGACGTGATCATAGGCGGCGACATGGCCCAGCCAAAGCCCGGGGCACGGATCAGGCGCTACAACGCGATTACGGCGAGTTTTGAAAATTATGAAGTCCGCTCCAAGGGCAAACAGGAGTGTTTTCAGCGCATGGACCCCCTGGGCCGCGTGATTTTGATACACACCAAGCGCGTGGAAGATCAGGCATGACGGATTTACTGCTAACACTGGCCGACAACCTTGCGACCGCCATTAGCGCAGCCGCGGCCGACAAGGCCTTTTCCGCGCCTTTCGACAGCGCCGATTCATTCAGCGTGGCATGGAACGACGACCCCATCGCCGCCCTGACGGAGCCCGACCTGGACAAGCCGCTGATCTGGATCGTGGATATGTCGGAACTATTGGAGACCGACAAACACTCGGCGACGTTGGGCGAATGGATTTTGGCCGTCGTATTCCAGCGAAAACTGGGAGTAAACGACACCGGCCCCGCCCGGCTAACAGCCTGCCGGCAGCTATCCGGACTGGTGGCCGAGATAACGGCCTTTTGCCGCCAGGCGGTTCTGGCCTTGGACGACGACAACGGGGCGGTGTGCTTCAAGACCGACCGCAAGCCGGCCCGCGACATCCAGGCCTACCACGACGACGGCTTGTTCCGCACTGAAATCAGCACCCATTGGCGGGCCGTGCTTTAGAGCGAAGACATGGAAATCACCTTCACCATCAGCAACGACGAAAAACTGATCCGCGCATTCGAGGATCTGCCCCATGCCGCGCAGGATCGGGTCATAAAACCGCTGATGATCGAGGCCTCAGACATGATCGCCCAGGCCGAAAAAGGCGAAGCCCCCAGCGAGTCCGGGCTCTTGCAAACCTCGCTCGGCCACACGCAATTGAAAAATTACGGCGTAAAACTCTTCATCACAACCGGCGTGCGGCGCGGGTTCCGCCGCGCAGTGACCGTCAACCGCCGCGGCGGACTCCGATTCCGCAGCAAAGCGTTTACAGAGGCAAATATCGATATCCCAGCACGCGACCCTGCCAAATACCTGCGCCTGGTGGAACACGGGAGAAAAGAATCTATTGCCGGAGCGCGCCCTGGATCTTATTACGGCAATTTGGGTCCCGAGCGCGGTCTTAGAGGCAGATTTATTGAACCGGACGCCGAGAGAAATCCGGCCAGCAAAGTCCTGTATTCAGCGGCAAGCGACAAATTCTTCGGCCGCAGCGTGGCCGCGGCCGCGCCCAATCCCTTCATCGAGCGGACCTACGAATCAAACAAGCAAAAAATAGCCGACTTCATCACGCTCCGCGGCGAGGAGGGAATCATCGCCGAGGCCAAACAACTGATCAAATTTTGAAAGGCAATAAACATGTCAACTCCAAAGACGCGAATGTTCAACGGCTCGACCTTCACCTTTTCCGGCACGCCCGTGGGGCAGTTGGTGGGAATTTCCTACCGCGCAGGCGGGGCCTGGGTCGATGTCTCCTATCCCGAAGACCTGAACAAATTGTTCGAGCAGGGCCAGACCGAGCTCGAAGTCCGCCTGAAATTCAAGGGCGGAACGTCGCTCAGCCCAAAAGCCAAGGGCGTGGCGGCGATCGTCTGGGCGGACGGCTCGAGCTCTTCCTGCCCGGGCACATGGCAGGTCGGCCCGGTGGAATGCACCGGCGATTGGGACGCCCCCATCACCAGCACGGCCGAGCTGCGGCCCACAGTACCCGACGCCTCCTAAAACGGCCGTTTTTTAAATTGAAATATCGGCGAACCGCCGGCCCGCTGCGGCGGCTCGCATTACAAATTCTGGGTTTGACAAATATATCAAAACGGTGATTTATGGATATTTCCGAAGACGTGTTTTTTCGCGGCGCTGCCAGGTTCTCCAACATGTACCCCAGCCCGAATTGCATCAAAGATGCGCACGTTGCCGCCGATGCCGGATTACAAACGAACAAGATGGAGCACAAGCACCGCAAATCTTACAGCCAGCCCCTTTCCGCGGCCGCTTCCGAAACCAAGACTTTGCACGTCGTCATCGGTACGACCGGCACGGTGAAGGCCTTCAAGGCCGGATCGATCACCGTCTGCGCCGGCAATGCGACTGTCACCTTGGACTTGAAGAAGAACGGCACGAGCATCCTATCGGCCGTGATCACGCTTAACAACGCCAACACGGCCCGGATCGCCGTCGCCGGTACCATATCCAGTACTACCCTGGCGGCCGGCGATTGGCTGGAGGTGGTCATCACGGCCACGATCGGGACCGGAACGCTGGCCACCGGAGTTTTTTGCGAACTGGAAATCGACGAAGACGCATCCTAATCAACCAAATCAACCAAAACCATCCATTTTGAAAACAGGAGGGCGGGCGATTTTGCCCGCCATATAAAACCAATGGGACTTCGCGACGAAATTCGCTCTTTTACCCAAAACACCAAGCCTCCGGTGCTGGCAGTGCCGACGCCCGAACTGCCCCAATGGGACGGCCAGATCTTCGTCCGCCGCGTCTCGCCCCGGGCCTTTGCCAATTTCTGGCTGGAAGGCGCGGATGAGGAGGATTTCGACGAGCGCGCCAGATTCGCGGTCCTGGCGGCCTCAGACGCCGACGGCTCGCGGATCTTCCAGGATGAGGACATCCTTTGGCTCACGACCTGCGAGCTCTTGACGCCGATGGTGGAGCGTCTGTATTGGGCCGGCCGCTTCCATAACGGCCTGACCGAAGAGAACCGGACGAGTTGGAGAAAAAACTCGCCGAGCACGGGAGGCGGTGGTTCGCCTTCCTCCTGTGCCGAACAGTCAACACAGGTTTTGGACTCGACGTCGACCGGCTCTTAGAAGAGGTCCCGCCTGAACTATTCGAAGAGTGGCGGGTTTTGTACGACCTGGAACCCTGGGCCGAGGAGCGGGCCGATTTCGCCGCGGGCACGGCCATCATGCACAACGCGGCCGCGCACGGCGGCAAGCCCCGGCCGCCCGTCGAATACATGCCGTTTTTGAAAAAGGAAAAACCCAAGCCGCAGCGTCAATCGGACATGAAGGCCGCCTGGCAGGCGATCTGCGATCGCATGGCCGCCGCCGACAAGAAACAAAATCCTGAACCCTGAATACTTTTTTTGGCCTTATCTGAACCCTGAACCCTGAATATTAGAATATTAAAATGCCCTCAGTCGCCTCCCAGATCCGCATCGACATCCTGGCCAACGCCGCCCGGTTCAAGGCCGACATGCGCGAGGCCGGGCGCGAGGGTTTCGGTTCTTTCCAGGACGAGTTCAAAAAATTCCAGCGGAGCTTTGACGCCCAAAAGCAGGTCATGGAGCGGTCTTTGGCCGAGACCCGGGCCTGGAAAATGGCCATGGTCGATCTTAACAAGGATCATTCGCTCTTCAGCCCCCAGGATCTGATGCTCGCCGGCGCAGCCGGCAAAGACCAGGGCCTAAGCAATTCGATGCGTTTTAAAGAAATGCTCCCCTGGGGCAATTCCATGCGGGTTGAACTTACCCGCGAAGCCGCCGAGACGGCCGCCGCGATCGGCGCGAGCAAGCAAACCGTAATCAGATCGCTGGCCGGCGCCGAGGCGGAGCTCAGATCGCCCAGTTTTTTTGGTTCGTTACGGGGAGTGGGAACTGCAGCCCTGGGCCGCGGTCCGCTTCGCCCGCTATCTTCCATGGGCGTGGCCATCGAGGACATGTCCATGGCGACAAAGGGTCTTGGCCTTTTTACAGCCGGACTATTGATATCGCAAATGGCCGCCGCCTCGCTGGGCCGTAAAATCACGGAAACCCGTGAAAAGGCCAATTCCCTGGGTCAGACTTACGATCAATACGTCAAACGCAAGGGATTGCCGGAGTATTCGCGCTCTACGGAAGGCGGAGCCCTGACAGCGATGCATGGATGGGAAGGGGCCAAAGAATTTGGTAAAGGACTTGCGGCTGGAACTTTTGGTGCTGTGGTTGATTTTTTCGGGAATACGGATGTCTCCAAAATAGCCGAGAGCGCTAGATCCGACGAACAAAATAAGTTATGGGAACGTGGCATGGCCATGCGGACCACGCAGATCCAAGAGGCTCAACAGGGGCTGGGCGGATTGCACCGCGAATTGGCCGGCCTGCAAGGCACTTCAGAACAGCTTTCCCGCCAGGAATGGATCGAAAAATTCAAACCCACGGATTTTCAAATAAAAGCCTGGGACGACTTGAGTTTGAAAATCTATAAGGCAAAAGCCGCCAAAGAGGCGGAGTCCATGGCCGGCGGATTATTCAAGGAGTTGACTGCCGCGCAAAAACCGGATTCCAAGGGCGAATCCGAATATCTGCAAAAGCTATATGAATCGGGCATGGGCGGCGATGACATTGCCGCGAACCTGCGGTTATTCCGGCAACACAGAACTGAACTCGGCCAGTTGACCCGCGCCAATTCCGCGGCCGCATCCCTGATGAGTCCGGAGGATAAATATCGGCAGGCCATGGGCGACGCGGAAACATGGCACGAATATCACCACGGCCGCATGCAGGACGAGCAGACCTACCAGGCCATGCGGATGAAGGCCCAGCAGGATTATTACCGGGAAGCGGCCGGCCTGGACGCCAAGCAGCTCAAGGAAGAAGCCAAATCCGACATCGAGCGGTTCAGAATTCGCCGGGCCACGCTGCAAAATATGGCCGAGAGCGGCGCTTTGACCACTGAAGAAGCCATGAATGCCCAGGATCGCGACCGGCTCAAGGAGCGGCAGAGATTGGGCATCTCCGATCCGCTGGGCGATTACGGCCGTTCGCTAAAGGATCTTCGCGAGGCGCTCGACGCCGGCTTGATCGAGCAGGGCGAATTCAACAAGCGGCGAAAAGAACTCCGCAGCAAGACGATTAAAGAAATTGAAAAAGATGATTTTCACGAAGTCCATCCCGTGGGGGCTATGCAAGCCGGTTCGATGGAGGCCCACGCCCTGATCGTCAACAGCATGCTGGCCGATCCAAAGGTTAAAATCGCTCAGGACGCCAATGCCAAGCTGGATCAAATCGAAAAAAACACCAGGCAGCAGCCAATCGGCAACCGTTTGGAAAAGAGATAATCATGGCCATTCTTTGGTCTCGACGAAAAACGGGTTATGAGGCGTCCACCGGCCCGCACGGAGAGATATCCTTTCGCACGGTTTACACGCTCAAGTCCGATACGCCACTGGAAAACCGCATCGCCATTTTGGCATCCGGGCTCTTGCCGGTCTACGGTTCCCCGCATCCGGATTGTGCCTTGTCGACCTGTGTCAAAGTTACCCCCGTTCAGAACAAGGAAAATCCATATCTCTGGGAAGCGACCTGCGAGTGGAACACCGTCCACGGCGGTGAGAATCCCACCGAGATGCAAAAGCAACTCGATCAGCGCCGCCCGCGCTGGCGCCACAAATTCGTGAAATCGCCGATGCAGCGATTTTACGACCTGGACGGAAAGCCCTTTTTCGACACCGCCGGGTCGCCCTTTCTCCCGGCCCCCAACATCCCGATCTGGATGGATGAGATCACCATCACCCGCTGGCAGGCCCAATGCGACCGCCAGTTCGACAGGCAGTTCCTCAACGCCACCAACACTGACACCTGGTACGATGCCGAGCCTAGCACGGCCCTGATCGACGACATCGACGCCGAGGAAATCTACGAGAAGGGCGCATACTGGTTCATTTACACCTATCGCATATTGGTGAATCCCAAAGTGGTTTTGGATCACGGCGAGGTCATCGGCGGCTGGGACCCCTGCCCGGTTTTAAACGCCGGCCCGAAAAGCCTGCAGGACGATCCGGATCACCCCGGCCAAACGATTGTAAAGCCCATCAACGATGACGGCGTATATACCGGACAGCCTGCGCCGCTGGACATGCAAGGTTATCGCCTGTGGCTTAAGCCGGACGGTTCGATTATAGATTCTTTGGGCGTGTCGATCCCTTCGTTTTGTTATCTCAAATTCCGCACGGTCAACAAAACGGCCTATGCCCCTCTGAACCTCATCCCGCCCTGGCAAGAGCAGACGTAGGAGGTTCAACAAAAATGCCCGATTACACCAGCATCAGCCAGGCCATGGGCCGCGGCATCCAGGACGTTGTCGAAGAGTACGACCGTCGCCATCTTCGCGGCCCGAATTTCAACCGCAACTATCCCATCCCGCAGGCCTCCGGCGGCGGCGCCGGCATAGACTCTTACGTTCTCCTCCAGCAGCTTCATGCCAAGGGCTGGGCCTACGGGGTTCTTTTAGGCGATGACGCCCAACCGACCGGATCTCCGGTGATTCTGCAAGATTTTACAAAGCGCTCCGGGCATTATGAGATCGGCCAGGTTGTACTTGTTCCACATGGTTCAGCCTCTGTTATCGGTGGCGACTGCCAGACGCAGGAGACGTAAAAATGTCTCACACCACGCCCACCTATAATTTCCCCGCTCAGGACGATATACAGACCATCGCCATGAACGGCGTGACTGCAGGCAACTGGGTCCTGCGCTATGGGATGGAGACCTGGGGCACGGCTTCCCTGGATAAAGACACGACGGCGGCCGATTTACAAGCCACGATCCGCGCTACTTACGGCAGCGATTTTGCTAATACTACCGTAACCCGAACCGGCAATGTCTTTACAATCACGGTTCCCAATACAACGCTCCCATTCGCCTATTGGGTCGAAAACAGCACCGACGGCGCCTTTACGATCAACCACGTCCAGGTCGGCAGCTCCGGGTTCACACTCGGCCCGGTTACTTATTCCGACCCAACTTATCCAAAGGGCATTCCCTTCCAGCCCAAGCGGCATTACCGCTCGATCCCCGCGAATCTGGGCGAGGTCGATGATACAGGCGCGGACAATCCGGCTTACGACGGAACCCTTGGAAGCGGGATCGGCCTTACCTGGGACGAATCGGCCCGCTCCGATGGCAATCCATATTACACCGATGGCAACATGAGGTGTCTAAAGGTCTTGTGCAACCACACCGAGACCGAATTCGGCGTGGTTGTGGCCGGATTCACAAACGTAACCGACGACCTGGTCAAGGATATTTGGATACTTACAACCAAGCCCAACATGGTCCAGGTCGGCGATAAGATCGTCATCACCGACCCGGACGGCAATTACAACGCCGGCGGTTCTTGGACAGTGGCCGCCATCGAAGTTTTGGACATATCCGCCGACGGCTTTTTGGTGCATCTTGGAAACGGATACGCACCGCAAGATCTTGTCACGAAAACCGCCCATGCCGACCTAAGCGCGATCGGCGGTTTTACATGGCAGAAGGACGACACCAATAAACTCTGGCCGATTGACTGGGCCCAGGGAGTCTGGTCCCCGCCGCAGGCAGATATTCAAACCATCACCATCGGCTCGACCGATGATTTCGATTTATTCTACGGCCCCGCCGATACGGGATGGCTGCATTACAACGTATCCCTGGCCGACCTGCAGGCCGCGATTCGCGGATTGTCTTCCGAAACGGCCAACTCTATCGTGACCGGTACGCCGGGAACTTCGTATACGATCACCACGCCGGCCGCGAACATGTCGCAAGTCTTCGCCACCAATACCGGTGGCCCGACCGTAGATCACACCCAAATCGGCAACGCCCGATTCGATCCGGACGTGGGAACAAACAAGAACGCGAATCAAAGCCCGTGGGACGAGGTCGCCCAGTGGATGACCTGGGATTATTACAAAGTGCATCGCGGCCTGAACGTTACATTGTTGAGTCTTGTTTGGTGGAAGGAAACGGAGAGTGGCATTTCAAACATGGGAGCCCGCACCGGCTTGATGGGCGACGATCTATCATCATCAAACATTATCGCCCTATTTCAAACCCAGGCAGGATATGGCTCGCCGTTCCCCGCCGCCGGCAGCGATACACTCAAGGTGATGCTTGGAAAATGGACGCCCTTTTATTGGTTCCCCGAGATCGAGACAAACCTTAATCGGATTTCAGTCCCGACCTACACGGTCGGCGGCGAAACGCTCGGCGGCTTTGATGTTTTGCAAACTACCGTAATCCGCAAAGACCTTGACCCGACAAGCGAAGCCTCGTTTTATGCGGCCTATATTCCATACTTTGCGTGGGCTAATCCCTGGTTTGGCGTTACGGGCGCGGGAGATCAAGCTCAATATCCCTGCATCGCCACGGCCGGTTATTATCCCTGGTTCACGTCGGACTTAAACCCGGATGATGCCCCGAATTATTATCCCATGCTTTACGATTATCGCTGGACGGGCGTACCGCGGCTTCGCAAGTCGATCGGCACAATCGAGGCGCCAGGCAATTACGATTGCCTTTTATCCGGTTCTTTTTGGTTGAACACCGCCAGCCCAAGCGCATCCGGTACGATCACCCTGGGCCTCGGCATACCCGGGGCTTATTATACTTTCGGAACCGACCAGCAGTATTTTATCAACAATGATGAGCATTCTCTTAATTACGGCAAGATCGACTATAAGGTCAACTATCCTTACGACTTTAATCTCCAAAATATCTGGACTGATAGTCCGCCTTGTTCACCGGAGAAGATTGATTTCAGCCAATGGCGCGAGCCGGGCGATGACGCTATAGTTGTTCGCGTTCGTCACAATGCCCAAGACCTTACAACTCCTTTTGTCGTCGGCGTTCCCACGCAGGGCGTCCCGCTCTCGATCAGCAGCGACGTGGAGGTTTTGAGCCACATCGAAGTGGCGAATAAAAACGTCCCGCGCGATTGGAGTTGGACTTCATTTCCTGATTATGGAACCATTACAGAAGTCAGTCCGGGTTGCGGTGGGGCAAATCCATATTCGGAATTTGTCTTTCGTGGCATAACGTCCAGTTGCATAAAGATCACGATCTCCGGCGTGGTCCGGGGAAGCACTTGTCAAAGCGTCTCGCCTGGTTACGATCCGCGCAGTAGTCGCAACGGCAATACGATCCTCGGCAGCATCGGCCCAGGCGGTTGGAAAAAATCTTTCAGGTATCCCAATTGCTGGGACGGCACTTGGCATGATATCGAAGCGTATCTTCATAATTTAAGCGACTCTGCCGGCGGATGCGTACTTATGAACGGCGACATCAGCGGCAGCGGTACGGGAGCGCGTTTTTATGGGGCTGAGGTTTCGCTGGGGGCCGATCCGGTAATGGTTGATCGTGACGGTCTTGATCCCATTGCCAGTACGCATCTTTTCAATGTGACTTTATCGGTTGCAATCACGGCGGCGGGCGGGGCGACATGGAAAAAAGTTGTCGCATCAAACCAGATACCACAACCCTATCAGGAATCCGCGCCTTATACCGATACGAATTGGCACCAGCGCAGCATGACGTACATCGGGACGGACATCGACGTGACATTTACAAACGCCGATCTAATTTCAACTACAGACCAAGCCGATTATCCCGACGATTACGGCAACGCTACAATCCGCGTGCAAAGCGAGAACGCCCAAGACCCGCCCACCGGCGGCGAGAGTGTTTGGTTGTGCGCGATCATTGACGCTGCTTATCCCAAAACGTACTCTTGCAGCGAGGGCGCTGAGGATCATTTTGTGGAGGTGTCTTTTGCCGGTGATGGTTTTAGCGGTTCTTTCCTTTGCGAGAAAGACCTCTTGGAATCGACTTGGAGCGCGACGGTTTATAAACTCATTTTTGATGAGCCGATTGAACTAACATTTGGCGACCCGATCAATACATCGGGGACAGTTTATGGCATCAAAGTCACACTCTGCGATTATTCCTATGCCACCGACATGATAAATACACCATCCGAATCGTATGGAGGCAAGATCGAATTTATCGGCCCTATGATTTATTGTTGGGTAAATAATCCCTGGGTGCCGACCGGCACGGTTCATACAATCGGACCTTGCGTAGGCGAGTATTTATTGGGTGGTTACGAGGCTGGGTCTGGAGACAATCCTATAACCATGGCTTGGGATCCGTCCACAATCGACACTACGGTAGCTGTGAATTGGCGAAATGTTCAAGCCACAATAGCAGGTTTTATAGGGAGCGGCGAATAATGAAAATTATTTACCAAGCAGGTAAAAAGTTTTTATCATACCCCTAAGAAAAAAGTTTTACTTAGTAGGTAAAAAAATAATGGCTTATTGTCAATGGCAACCCGACGGCGCTAAAACACGATGCTCGATCTGCGGGTTTCCCTTGGAGCGTCCCTTTGGGCCGAATCTGCCCAAGAAACCTTGCACCATGCCGAGTCCTCCGCCAAAAACGCCCGTAATCCGCAATGAGGCGATTCCGGCCGAGGAAAAGGCCAAGCGCCGAGTGGTGCTCTTGAAAACAATTGAAAGCCTGTTGGCCGTTACCGAGTCCTCTGAAGATCCAAAAAAGACCGTTGAAGATCCAAAAAAGACCGTGGGCGAAGCCGAATCGATGCGCCGCCTTGCGATCTGCGACGCCTGCCCTTCGTTTACAGGCCTGAACTGTAAAACTCTTTGCCCGGACTGCAACAGCCAGGCCGGCATCAAGATGGCCAAGATCGTCCTCGGCCTATCGACCATTACCCCCGGCGTATCTGATATTACGCCATGCCCGAAATTCACCAGGCATTTAGTGGCTATTTCAAATTGCGCCGAGTTCGACACGAACTAAATCTTTTTGCGGCTTTTTGGCTTCCTTTTTTAAGCGCATGATTTTACCCTCCTGATTATCAAACTACTTCCCCACCCATCATATTACAATTCCCAGTTTGATACTACGGTTGCGGTGAATTGGCGAAATGTTCAAGCCACAATATCTGGCTTTGTAGGGAGCGGCGAATAATGGCTATTTTACCCATCTTACCATTACCCCCTCTATGTGGTTAATTTGGAAATAATTACGATTTTTCTCTTGCAATCTATTCGCCTAGACGTATAATATATATAGATTGATACGGCGGACGAGTGATCCGCCAACTCGGCCCCGGAGATTCAGGGGCAGGCAAAGGAGAATGAAAATGAAACGTAAAATCACAATTAAGATGGAATCGGGCAGAAGGAATTTTCACAACGCCGGCCCGATTGATTTAATCGTGGATGATGCACAGATTTGTGCCGGCGAAAATTCGGATAAAATAATCCCGATCTCACCTGGCCAGGCTAAACGAATTGCCGATCATTTCTGCGGCATGAAAGATTGCACCTGCGAAAGTGGCCCGCTGATCCATTTGGGCATTGATCCCCATTACCTCATGTGGGCAATTTCGGAAAAATGGCTAAGGAGTAACGAATTTAAATCAAATGCGAGTGTGAGGAGTGCCGGCTAGATCGCAGCCGCACACCGGCCGAGCGCGAATCCCACGATTACCCGGATGATGATTAAAGTAGTTCTCCTGCCGCTCGGCTCTGCAAGGATTGGATACACTTTAATCTTTGCATCCGGGCGGCAGCCTTTTGGAGCTAAAAATTGATAACCAAAGCATTTGGCCCCTGACCGGGCCGGGAGAAAAAAATGAAGACCTTTATAACAACCAAATTACAAGAGCAACTTTCCGAGCGATTAGCCGCGGCAGGATTCGCAGGTACCTGGTGGGGTCCGACTGATGAAGCAACTCGATTTTATTTCGGAAAATCCGCCGAGATTCGCAAGGGCGATAAAGTTCAAAAAACCAAAGTCTGGTTGCAATTCGACGACGCTGCGACGCTTGAAGGTGTCTCGTTAAAATGTCAAGCGCCGAAACGATGGCTGGAAGTAAGCTTGGCCGAAAGTCATGCGCCAGCCGTGATTATCGCAATCGAATTAATCGATCCTGAAGAAGCGGCAAAACTGCGAGAAGAAATTTCACACGCCGAGCGAGTCGGCGATTTGGTTTGTAACGAAGAAGATGATTAAGAAACATGCGACTCCTGCCTCTCTCGGCGCGGCTTAGTCAGCCGCTCGGATACACGGCCTGGAGAGGCAACTTTTTAGGAATGAAAAAATGCTCACGAATGAAGTTGCCGCTAAACTCGGCGTCTCGATTCGCCGCGTCCAGCAGTTTTGCCGATCGGGCCGCCTGGGGCAAAAAGTCGGCCGGGACTTTTTCATCGAGGAATCGGAGTTGAAAAAATTCCGCAAAATAAAGCGGCGCGTGGGCAGGCCGAAAAAGGATCGATGATGGCTTATTGTCAATGGCAGCCCGACGGCGCTAAAACACGATGCTCGGTTTGCGGGTTCAAGCTAAACCGGCCCTTTGGGCCGAATCTGCCCAAGAAACCTTGCACGCCGGCCAGGCCTGCGCCTAAAACGCCCATCATTCGCACCGAGGAAAAGGCCAAACGCCGGGCGGTGCTGCTGAAAACGATCGATTCACTCCTGAACGTTGATGAGGCCTCTGAAGATCCTAAAAAGACGGTGGGCGAGGCCGAAGCCCTCCGCCGCCTGGCGATCTGCGACTCCTGCCCGTCGTTTACCGGCCTGAACTGTAAAACCTTTTGCCCGGACTGCAACAGCCAGGCCGGCATCAAGATGGCCAAGATCGTCATCGGTCTGTCAACCATCACCCCCGGCGTCCCGGACATCGTCGCCTGCCCGCAGTTCACCCAGCATTTAGCCGCTATTTCAAATTGCGCCCAGCCCGCGCCGCCCACTCCGCCCGCTTAACTGGAAATGCGTTCATCCATGTTCCCACCAAGCGCCAATTCGGGCATAAATGTAATAACAAAGTGCAGGCACAAAGAAAAAAACCAGTAACAAACCGGCAATTACTCCCCCAAACCTTGATTCACACGAAGCTGCGAGTACACTGGTAATCGTGAATGCAAAAAAGGACAGCCCGCTTGCCACAAAGCCGATTGCCTGTTTAGCCTTCCACTTCTTGCTGGTCAACTCAATGACCTGAACTCGCTCGGATTTCGATGTGCGGGATGGTGGAGTGATAATTTCATCGACGCTTTCAGTCGTCGCGTCAACAGGAGGTATGAGATCGAACGCTCCAGGCCAAATATCTTCTTCGCGTCGTTTCCCATTGTGCATAATTATCACCTTCCCACGTCATCCTAAATGCCGGAACCGTACTCAGCAATCATCCCGGGAAAATAAATCTTGGCGTATTTCGCCCCCCCTTAAAATGGTTTGTGGAAAACCACAAATCTGAATGGTCGTATAGTATAATTTTGCCAGCCGGCCGGTGGGTGAGGCGAGGAATCATAATCCGCGTGTCGAAGGTCCGAGTCCTTCCGCCGCTACAAATGCTAGCTTCGTTTTTCCCGGTAAAAACGGAGGTAGTGCAGCGGATTCATAGTCCGCTGCACTGAGCAAGCGGCATCGGCCGGACAGGAGAATCGACGCGCCGTGAGGCTCGTCGGGGCCAAACTAAAGGCAACCCGGGTGGTGCCGGGGGCCGAAAGCTTTTTACGCCCGATAACTCTCTTGTCCGGCCGTTTTTTTGAAAAATTTTTCCAACCCCTATTGACGCGCTTTTCTGGGCGCGTAAATTTGACCCCATCGTTGTAAAAAGCTTTTACTCTACCAAACCTCTTTAACCCGCGTCTTGCGGGCTTGGGGGCCGCGGTTGAGCGAAAGCCACCGGACCTGACCAAGTAAAAGCTCAGGACAACCGGCCAAACCCGAGTCCCATTAACGGCAGACGGCGCCAACCGGCAGTGTTCTTGGACTGCCCCTCCCTTTGCGCTGCTGGTTGCGCGTCTGCTAATACTGCAATGGATGATTTTTTTATTATCAACGTCGCCCTTATTGCTTTGGTCGGCTTCGGCTTCAGGCTGGGATACTTATTCGCCAAGCATATTGTCGGCAATGAGGAATACCATCGAGGCTATTTGGACGCCCTGACCGCCATCGACGAGCAGCTCGGCGATCCAAAGGACACAAGCGGCGAATTCGCTTGTCATTTTCAAGAGGAAAATTAAGCATGGACGTCAACACGGAAGTTCTTTCGCCAAAATCCTACCGCCCCGTGCGCCTGCGGCACGTCATGCCCGTGGATCTTGAAAAGCGCAGCATCCGCGTGGCATTTACGCTCTCCCACGGCACGATCTTTGGGCTCGATCTGGAACTGGAATCGGCCCGTGTCCTGAGCGGATTATTGGAAGAACAAATTAAGCGTTATTGGGCATCGGCCAGGGAAAGAGATTTTGCCGAGCTTGATCGCTGCATCGAAGCTTTTGAAAAAAGCGAGGATTGATCCATGCGATTTTCCATGCCCCAGCCATTCCCGGAGTCTTTGCACACAACATGGCCCTGGAAAAAATCGAACATCCGCCGACTCGAGCAGTCTTCGCCGCCGATAACGGTCTGCGACCTGATCGACAATAAGGGCAATCTAGTAGGTGAGTGCTTTTTCATCGAAGACGCCGACCTGATTTTAAAAGCCGTGCGCCTGCACAACAAATTTTTCCCGCAGCGGACCGCCGTTAAAACTAAAAAACGAAAAATACATTCATGAAAAACATCATAAAAAGCCCGCGGAATGGGCTTAAATACAGTGATTGCCGGCAAGATGCTCCAAATCCGCAACCTATGTTTGCCCTGAGAGGGGCTTTTCTTGTCGGATCTGAAATGCTCGAAGAGGCGGGTCCGCTACGAAGTCGAGGGATCGTTTGTTTCGAGGAGTTTTTCAAAAATGTCCCTTTTATCCCAGGAGTCGTTTATTGTCGATACCAGCCAGGCCGAGGATCATCAAGACGAAAAGCCGCCGGACTTGCGGCCCACGGTGCATTGGTCCATGCGGCAGTTTTTGGAATTTTTCTTTCTGCCGAATTACCTGCAACTCCGACGGCGCCGGCCGGGGACGATAAAGCTCTATTTCCAGTTCATAAAGCTCTGGGAACTCTTGACCTCGAATCCGGCGCTCTGCCTGATCGACCAGGAGACGGTAAGGGATTTTGTACAACGCCTCCAGGATCGGCCTGGACAGGGAAAGCCCTATCTATCGCCCAATACGGTCCGCAAGCTGTGCACGCACGGCCAAAAAATGCTGGACTATGCCGGGCCGAAATCCAGGCGCAACCGCTCCGCGGCCCAACTGATCGTGGACGTGCCCTATCTGGAACGGCCGGACCGGGTGCAAAATCCAGTGAGAGTAATTCCCACGCTGGAAGAAATCGGGATCTATCTGAGCAGTTGCCGATTTGCAAAACCCACGTCCAATCTTCACAGTTTAAACGCAGGCTTATTTCACAAATCCATCACAATTTTTATTTACAACACGGCATTAAGAATCGATTGCGTGATGCAATTGGAATGGGAGATGGTCGATCAGAACAAAAAAGACTGGATAACAATTCCAGCGTCGATATTGAAAGGCCACAAAATTTACGAAATGTGTTATCTCAACCGGTTCGCCCGGGAGGCAATCGAAATTCTGCATCGACCTGGCGAAAAACGATTGTTTCCTTTTGCCGGTTGGCCAAAGTCTCAGGGTTGGTTTCAAAGTTGCAGGCGGAAAATTTTGGCGAAAACGCCTATTCCAAAAGAACGCCATTTCGGACCGCATGGCTTGCGGCGAGCAACAATTACCACGCTTACCAGAGAAAATCCCATGGTAGCCTCGATTGTGGCAATGCACCGTTCGGTGAACGTGACCCGGGATTCTTACACCGATCCGGAGATCGTGATTCCATATCTGGATCTTTTGCCGCAGCCGCGGGTGATCGAGTCCGAAAGGCAACTGACCTTGTTTTAGTGGTCAAGGTTCAGGGTTCAGGGTTCGGGATTTTAAAATTTGCAATTTGCAATTTGCAATTGACAATTTGTAATCTTTTGTTTGTCGCGCTACGGAACCGGGACGCCCGTGCCGGGGATGAGCCCCGCAGGTATGGCCCGGGCGTTTTTTACGCCATGGAACCGGGGGCCGGAAGGGGAGCGTGGATTAGTCCTGCGGCTGCGGCCGTTCGCTGCCGGTGTCATTCACCGCCTGGCGTAGCTCCCAGGCCCTCGGATTTTTGAATTTTAAGGATCCACATGAGGTGGTACGCGGCTTCGGTAAATCGAAGCTGGAGAACGCCGTCCGTTTCGATGGTTCCTCGAGAATGTCGTTGAAACAACTGAGCGTGACAGCCTGGAGAGACAGGCATTTGTATCCATTGTATCCACGCCAGGTGCGATCTTACCCGGCTGCCGGCCGGGGTCGCGAAATTTAATTATACCTTTTACAAGAAAGGAGACCTGGGTTTGTTGAATTGATGATAGCACTGAACAACCGCGGCGGGTTAATGGAGAAGATTACGCAAATCGAGGCCGCCGCGGCCCGCGCCGAAGTTGTAACGGCTGCATGTCCGCTGGCCCTGGCGGAAGGAGGTGGTTCGAGTCCGCCTCGGCGCTTTGGTATCGAGCGTTGTCCTCGCATAACGCCCGGCATGGAGCCGGGCGCGAGGGCCTTTTAATAAGGAGGTAAAAATGTCTTGGAGTTTAAATTTAGTCGGAACCCGTTCAGCCGTCAAAGCCGCTGTCCAAAAGGCCGGCAATGAGGTCCCGGACGGCGTGAAAAAAGCGATCGTTGAAGTTTGCGACGATCCAAACCCTGGCAATAATGCCGGGAATGGGATATTGGTCAAGGGACACGGACACAACAATACCGGAAACTCTTACCGCAGCAGCATCGGCATGCTGACGGTCGAGCCTGTCGATGTATTAACCGATCCGCCGGCTGCGGTCGATGTAGTAGCCGATCCACCACCTGCGCAGGAATCTTGATTATTTGCAACAGGCCGCGCGATTAGGAGAGCGGCGCGGCCTTCACAGGCCGGCTGCGGTTCATGAAGAACGAACCGGCCACATTTTTTTATACGAAAAGAGCGAATCATGACTTTAAAATTTCCCCTGCCGACGCAGGAAAACCTGATGGTCAAATCGGTCGCGGATTATATGCTGTCCGACGAGGGTTTGGAGATCATGCAAAAATCGCTGGACCCCGCGATTCAAAATGAAGTCATCGGCAAGAGCTTCCTGGCCGGCGCCCGGGCGCAAAAGAAAAACATCATCGAATCGGTTTCCCTGAATTAGGGATGGAGAGAGCATTTTAAAAGGATCTGCATGGATGGTTTTGGGAAAGAATCCGCAACAAAACGAATTGCCCTTTGCCCTGGCCGAGGCATCTTTTAACGAGCGGAAAAACCAGCTTGGATTGGCCCTTTTAAAAATCGGCTGCGATGCGGAATTATCGATTTTCATTCAATGGGTTTTCAACGTAACACACGGAGGCACATCCGGAGAACTTTTAAAAAGTTATAGGGATCTTAGCCTGGCTCCCTGGGGCTTGTGCTGCTCGACGGCTAAGGCGCGCAGCACCGTAGGTCTGGCAAAGCACGCCGGACTGATCACAATTGCCGAAAATCGCTACACGAGCGGCGGCCAAAAAGCGAATGCTTATCAGATCGATTGGATAGGTGTCAGTCACATTATCCGGCCGCGTCCGGCAAGTCACATTCAGTCACACAGTCACATAAATCAATCACACGAATCATCATTACATTACGAGAGATCGGGTGCTTCCACAGAGCATCCCCCTGCTCTCCCAGAGCACCCCCATGCTTCCACAGAGCATCCCCCTGCTCTCCCAGAGCATCCCCATAAGGAAATAACTTCCTCTTCTTGTGTCTGTCTGTCTGACGACGTCGTCGACAAATCATTCTTGAGTACTAAGGCTGCGCGCGTGAAGTTTCTCCGGCGCTGCCAGGAAGTGACGAACGAATTATTTCCCCACCGGCAAAATCCATTAGACGAGGAAACGCGCGAATTGATCATGCAAGTCGTACTGCTGTCTCAGACGATCTTCGAAGATAAATGGCTCGACAAGGCGATTAGGGCGACAAAAAGGTTTTCCTCGACGAATCCACCCGGTTACTTGAAGAACACGCTGGCCAATATATGCTCGGAGTATTACGACAAATGCCCGAGCGAGCGGGCGTTCGAATATTTCAATGCTCTTTTACGCCAAGCAAGGCCGATAGTCAACGCGCTGGGCAATCCTATCAGGAGTTAAAACAATGTGTAATTTTTTATCGGGCATTGTTACCATCGAAAATTATCCGCGAATTCTGTGCACCAACTTACTGCATCATGAAATCACGGTCAACGGCTCTGGTCTAAAACCAGAACAATACCGGGAGTGGGAGTGGACTTCCGATGATGAAGGCCGTTCACTTTCCGTACGCGCAGCGCCTGGAGAAAATCCCAATGTACTAAAATCGGCCATTCTTGCCAAATATCCAAACAGAAAGGCGTGTTTGAAGTTTTGCATTGATCAAATCCTCAAATTAAAAAATATAAACTTGGATGGCCTGACCTCGGTCCCGGACAATTTCAAGCTGCCCGACAGAGTGGGCGGCTACCTGGATCTCCGCGGCCTGACCTCGGTCCCGGACAATTTCAAGCTGCCCGACAGAGTGGGCGGCTACCTG